CCACGATCTGTGCGGCAGCCGGGATGCCCGAAAATTTGAGCGGCAACCCACCGCTTCCGCTCTACCCCTGGAGCTACGAATACGCGTGGCCGCAGGATTGTGTGAGATTTCGCAGGATCGAGGTCCCGCCTTCACTGCCTGGAACGGGCGCAACACTCTCCTGGACCGGGAACTATCCTCCGCTCAATGCCGGCTCCGGAATTTTCAGCGGAGGCGCCAGGCCGACTCCCCCTTTTGGAATATCGACCGACCAAGACGGCGCGGGCAACACCATCAAGGTCATTCTCACCAATCAGGCCCAGGCGATCTTTATCTACACCGCATTTATCGCCGACCCGAACATGTGGGACGCCGAATTTACCGAGGCCTTCGTCTACATCCTGGCGGCAAGGCTTTGCGGACCGCTGACGGGCGATAAGACCCTTACGAAGATCTATCTCGCCGAAGCGCAGAACGCAATCCTCCAGGCGAGGCTCGTCGATGCCACGGAATCCCCGGCGAGGCCCGAGCACACGCCCGACTGGATCAGAGCGCGAGGTTTTACTGGAATGGATGGGGTGAACTGGCTGGAATCGGATCTGTCTAACTTGATCCCTTAAAAGGAATCGCGATGCTCACTACGACGCAATCTTATGTGCAGTATCAGGGCAACGGCGTAACGACCGTTTTTCCATACAACTTTCCCATTCCGGCCGCCGGAGACCTGGTCGTTTCGGTTACGAACAACAATGTCAGTCCCGCGGTATCGACGGTCCTGCAGGCTACGCAATACTCCGTCACCGGGATCGGGAATGCCAACGGTGGGACGATCACTTACTCAATGCTCGCCACCGGCTGGACGATCACGATTCAGCGGCTTCTGCCATTCCTGCAAAATACGTCTCTGGCAAATCAGGGGGCGCTATACCCCGCGGTGGTAGAAGGGGCGCTTGATTATCTCACCATGGCGATGCAGCAGCTTGCCGCCGGATTATCCTCCACGGGTCCGATACTGCCGGTCTTTCTCTCCTCGATGCAAACACTGACGCCTAATTCCGCGACCCCATCTGTAGCGAGTTTGGCCCCGATTTATCGGTCTGCTAATACACTCTCCACCACGATTACCAGTTTTGCGGGTTTAACACCTGGATATGCTTTTGCGATCATATTCGGTGACGCAAATACCACCATCAGTTTCGGAGCGGGGATCAAAGGACGCGGTGGGTCCTCGACCTGGACGCCCCAGGTCGGTGACATCCTTTACTGCGTGAGTGATGGCAGTTTCGTCTACACAATCGATTCGGGCCTCTATGCGAGTCTAGTCGCCAATACGGCCGCGCAGATCGCCGCTTTTGCCCCTTCCGGTCTCTGGACGCCCTCTCTCACTTTTGGCGGCGCGTCTGTCGGAATGACCTATTCATCGCGTGGAGGATCATATCAGGTATTAGGCAAGGTTTGCGTGTGCGCATTTGCATTATCTTTATCCGCAAAAGGTACTTCCACCGGCACCGCAGTGATCACCGGATTGCCCGTTGCCGCGATGGGTTACGGGGGTGTGGGGGGAAATATTGTGACATCGGATGCCAACTTTACCGGATTAACTGGTCCGGTAATGTTGGATACCACTTACGGGACGACCACTGCTACGATAGGGGTTCCGGGAGCCACGGGATTGGGCGGTCTAACCGATAGTTTTTTTACTAACACTACCTATTTGGGCTCAACTTTCATGTATTTTATAGCATAAGGAGTCTGAATGGCCGTCTCGTTTATTCAGCCTACGTTTGCAGCCGGAGAGATAGCGCCCTCTCTTTACGCCAGGGTCGACCTTGCCAAATATCACGCGGCGGCCAAGCTTCTCAGGAACTTCTTCGTACTTCCTCATGGCGGGGCATCCAACCGGGCGGGCACTCAATTTGTCGGACGGTGTCTCATGTCGGCGTATCCCGTTCATTTGATACCGTTCCAGTTCAATTTGCTTCAGACCTACATTCTGGAATTCGGACACCTTTACATGCGGGTCATCATGAACGGCGGGTATGTGCTGGAGCCCACCCAATCTATTTCCTCGATCACGAACGCAAATCCGGGAGTTGTCACGGCGACGGCGCACGGGTATTCAGACGGAGACCAGGTCTATATTGCGGGGACCGGAACACGGCTCGATTCGACCCCGGGCAGGCAATACTTCGTCCAGGTCATCAACGCAAACACATTCACGTTGACCGACCTCGACGGCAATAACATAAACACCGCGGCCTTCGGGACTTTCAGCCTGAGCAATGCTACGGTTGCCCGAGTCTTTACCTTACCCACCCCTTACGATGGAAACGATGTAGCACTTCTTAAATGGACCCAGAGTGCCGACACCCTGAGCCTTTGTCATCCGAGTTATCCGCCTTGCGATTTAAGCAGGACGGAGCACTGGAACTGGACCCTCACGCAAATCTCTTTTGCCCCAATCCTCTCACCGCCCGCGGGGCTGGGGTTCACAAACGGCGGGAGTGGGAGTTGGAACTACAGTTATGTGGTGACGGGGGTTACGCTCACCCCTCCCGATGAATCCCTTGCCTCGACAGCAGCCGGGGGCACCGGCGCACAGCTGAATTCGAATACGGGTGTTGAAAATAATCTTTCCTGGACGGCTGTAACCGGGGCCACCCAATACCGGATATACAAGGCGAACCCTTCTAAAACCGCACTGCCTGCGGGATGTATGTACGGCTACATCGGCACGACAAATGCGACGTCCTTTGTCGATACCGAAATCGGGCCGGATTTTACCCAGGCCCCGCCCCAGGGAGCAAACCCTTTCTCAACGGGCACGATCTCGGGCGTCGCAGTTTCAAACGGCGGAAGCGGTTATGATAGCAGTGCGGTTTTGGTCGTAAATGATGTCACCGGGGTCGGAGCCGTGCTTACGCCCACGATCGTAGGGGGCGTCATTCAATCCGTGAGCGTCACTAATGGCGGCAACGGTTACCAGAATCCAACCATTCTAACATCAGGCGCAGGCAGTGGGGCCGCGGGACATGCCACTATCTCGGCTGGGATATTGGGGGGGAACCCCATTATAAGCGCCGTAGTGACCGCTCCCGGCGGCAGCTACTACGGAAGTGTCAAGGTCACTTGCCCGGGAGTGACGGGGGTCCATTTCAGAGCTGTCATCTCCAATGGCGCCATCACGGGTGTGAATTGCAGCGGAGTGCCGACTGGCACGGTGGGACAGCATGCACTCGTATTTTCCCAGCCCTCCGGGTCCGGCGCGATTTTTACGATAACGGTGACATCGGAAGGTAACTATCCCAGTTGCTGCACCTATTTCCAGGGACGAAAAATTTTTGCCGGAAGCAACGCATATCCACAGACGGTTTGGGCAACAAAACCCGCCGATTTTAAAAACATGGATATCACCAACCCGTCAGAGTCCGATGACGCCATAGTCGCGACCATCGTGGCCAGTCAGGTAAACGCCATCAAGTGGATGGTCCCGATGAACGATCTCATTTTAATGACAAGCGGCGGCGCGTGGAAAATGATCGGAGGTAGTGTAAACAGCCCGGTCGCCATAACACCGAGCAATATCGTCGTAGTCCCCCAAAGCTATACCGGGTGCGCCGACCTTCCGCCCATTGTCGTAAACTACGACATCCTCTATGTCCAGGCCAAGGGATCGATAGTCCGGGACCTGGCCTATAACTTCTACGCGCAGCTCTATACCGGAACGGACATGAGCATCTTAAGCAACCATCTTTTCTTCGGGCATAACCTCGAGAGGTGGTGCTACGCCGAAGAGCCCTTCAAGCAGGTCTGGGCGGTAAGAGACGACGGCATCTTGCTGTCATTTACCTACCTGAAGGAGCAAGACGTCTACGCGTGGGCGCATCACGATTCTCCCGGGAATTCGGGAACGGATCGGTTTCTTTCCTGCGCATCCATTCCCGAGCAGCAAGTAACGGGCATAAATGCCGATTCTGTCTATTTCGTGGTGCAAAGGACATTGCCGGGCGTAAACGGGGGAAATCCGGTCAAATATATCGAGCGGATGACATCGAGAAATTTTCTTACAAACGGCGTCTCGGATGTAACCAGGGCGTGGTTCGTGGACTGCGGACTGCAGTACAGCGGACTTGCAACTTCGAGTGTTTCAGGACTCGACCATTTGAACGGGGCGACGGTTTTCATTCTTGCCGACGGAAGCGTTCAGAAGCGCCAGGTAGTGGCCGGGGGGAGCGTAACCCTTCAGTACCCCGCATCCATCGTCACGGTTGGTCTGCCCTACGTCGCGCAACTCGAGACCCTGTGCCTCGAGCCGGACAGCCTTAGCATGCAGACGCAGAGCTTTCGGAAAAAGATTCCGGCGGTCATGGTCCGGGTGACAGATACCCGGGGGCTGAAAGTCGGGCCGAGCTTCGATGACCTGGACGAGATGAAGGAAAGATCGGCATCGGTTTCAATGGGCGCGGCCGTTGCGCTTTTTACCGGAGATGAGCGCATTCAGATCGATAACAGGTACGTGCTCGATGACGATGTGTGCATACAGCAGGACGCCCCGCTGCCCTGCACGATTCTGGGCGTAATTCCCAGCGTTTCAATAGGAGACACTCCGGGATGAAAAAAACAGAAATCGTTCCGGCACTGATGGAACACGCGGCCCACATCGCCAGCCAAATGAGGCGCGCGGACAGGGAAGAAGTCGCGGCCTGCGGAAAAGGACCTCTTGCCGCGATAAGCGATTGCCTTATAACGGCAGCGGCCGCCTGGACCGGGCTGGTAGACGACGAACCGGTCTGCATGTTCGGCGTAAGTCCGTCGATCAATTTTCTAAATGGTGTAGGGATTCCCTGGCTTTTGGGAACGGATAAGATCCGGGAAAATGCCCTTGCGTTCTTACGAAGAAATAAAACCTACGTCGGATTAATGCTCGACATTTTTCCACGTCTTATCAACTTCGTGGACGTTCGGAACCACCTCGGGATTTTGTGGCTCGTGTGGCTCGGTTTTAGGATAGATAATTCCAGGACCGTCGACGTGGGCGGATTTCCCTTCTATAGATTTGAAATGGAAAGGCCGCAGTCGAACAGGTCTCAAGGGCGGATCGTAGCCCACGGACCCCGCCAGATGATTTTCGGACGATTTTACGAGGCAAAGGAGAAGAGAAATGGGGCTTGATCCTGTAAGCCTTGGAGTCATGAGCCTGGTAGCAGGTGTCGCGGGCGCGGGTATGCAGGGGTACTCCCAGTACCAGGCGGCAAACTATAACGCCCAGGTCGCGGCCAATAACCAGAAGATCGCACAGCAAAACGCGGGCATCTCGCTTCAGCAGGGAACGATCGCAGAGGAAAACCAGCGGCTTAAAACAGGCGGCATGATTGCGGCCATCGATACTCAGCAGGCGGCATCCGGGATACAGACGAATTCGGGGTCCGCGTTGAACGTGCGATCGAGTGCCGCGGAAACCGGGGAGCTGGACGCCCTGACCATCCGGTACAATTCCCAGCTTGCGGCTCGAAATGAGATGCAGGCAGCTTCGAACTTCGGTGCGCAGTCGAGTCTTTACGGGGCCGAGTCGGGATGGGCCATTGATAATTCGATTCTCGGAGGGGCGTCATCGGTTTCCGATAAGTGGCTGAAATATCAGCAGACGGGGGTACTCGGCGGCGGTAATGCGGGCGACGCGGCCATGTCAAGCGTCTATTATCCCTGGATGAATTAGGAGCTAACCAAATGCCGACCATTCCTTCAGATTTTGTACAAACCGTAATGCCGCAGGCAGGCCAGGAAGGATCAAGGCCCCTGAGCGAAACATACCAGAACGTACAGGCCACTCCGCAGGACTTTGGTGGCCAGGTCGGACAAGCGCTTCAGCAAAGCGGGGATATGCTGGCGCAACATGCAGTTCAGCGCCAGCAGATTCTGAATGAAGCCAATGTAAATGATGTCTACGCAAATCAATTCTCACCGGCATTCCGCAATCTTCAAAATCAATTCATGAAGCTCGAGGGCAAAGACGCCGAGACACAATTCCCGGCCTACCAGCAGCAAATGAATGATATGCGGGCGCAGTACCGGGCAAACCTGCCGAATGCAATGCAACAAAGGCTTTTCGATGACAGGTCCACGCGGCGCGCCGAAATAGATCTGGATGGCATGAGCCGGTATGCGGCGCAACAAACGAAGGCCTGGGAGTGGAATACCCACCTCGCCACGACGGGAGATCTCATTTCGGAGGCGGAGGCCAACTGGAACAATCCTCAACGTCTGCAAAATGTGCAGGCCCGGCTCGATGATGAAATAATCGATTACGGCTCAAAGCACGGGTGGAGCACGGAAGTGTTCCAGGGACAACGCCGCGATCTGAGCGACAAGCTATGGGAAGGAGTAATCAAAAGACAGGCCGTTAGCGGCGACCCGGCCGGCGCGATGCAGACTTTCCGGGAGCAAACCGGACAGAGTCGGATCTCCGGACAGGCCCAGGGCAAAATTGAATTATTTTTAAAGCCCTACCAGGACAATGCATACGCTCAAGCCGCTTACGGAAAAGTGACGGGGGGCATCGTAGCTCAGCAGATCAGCGCCCAGGCACAACAGCAAGGCCTTGATCCATCAACGGCCCTGACGGTCTGGGCTTGCGAAGGGGCCGTAACTGATCCGAGCGTGAAGAACCCGAACTCTCAGGCAACCGGCCATTTCCAATTTATGCCCGCCACCTGGTCGGACATGGGCGGAACGGACCAGGACCGGCTTGACTCAAACCGGCAAATCGAACTCGGTATAAAGCTCATAAAGCAAAACAGCGATCTACTTGCCAAAGACCTCGGGCGCCAACCTCAGCCATGGGAGGTCTACCTCGCGCATCAGCAAGGCATAGGAGGCGCCGAAAAGCTCATGGGCGCCGACCCGAACGCAAATGCCGGGCAGGTCGCAGGCAACATGAAAGCCATTACCCTGAACGGAGGAACTCCAGACACGACTGCCGGCCAATTCGTGAACATCGTCAAGGACTATGTCAATCGCAAGTCTCAACAGTTCACAGCTCAAGGGGTCCCGACCGCTCAAAATCTTACTCAAAATTATGAAGCAGGCCTTCAGGCGGTAACCGATCTGGCCAGACAGGAACATCCGGGCGATCCGGCGGCACAGGATAGATATCAAAGCCATTATATTCAGCAGATGGGCCAGCAGTTGCACGCCGCCAATATGACCGACAACGCAAACAGGGACATCATAAAATCGGGATTGACGGGACCACAAGGCGTTCAGTCCTGGCAGGATTTCATGAGCGACCCAGCCAGGGCACAGGCATACGCCGATACCTTTAAATCCGATCCGAGCATTTACGGCAAAGTGGACAAGGCGATCACAACTAACGCGCTTAACGCGTGGGACCCTCCGGCATCGGCGCAAACCAGCCAGTTATACGATGACCTGAACGGCATGAAGACAACCGACAGGGACCAGTTCTCAAAACTGGACCTCATGCGGTACTATGGCGGAATGCCTCTCAGTCAGTTAAGCGATCTCCAAAAAGCCCAGCAAGCCATCCAAAAACAGGACGGCGCGGAGGCGGCCAAACATATCAATAGCGTTCATGCGCTCAGTGTGCTCAAACCCCTGATTAAGGAGGCGGCGGGAGACTCGGCAAACGAATTCTACAGGATGGACCCGGATTCGGATTACCCGGATGGCCTGAGAAAATATAATCAGTTTGTGAGCCAGTTTGATCAAAATGTCCAGATTTGGCGGCAGAACAACAACGGCAAGTTACCCTCGGACGCCGATTATCGTGAAATCGGCCGGGAGATGCTTTTCCCGGAGCCGGTCCAGCAGCCGATAGCTGCACCAGGGCCGATTCAGCCCAAATCGTCAAAATCCGCCCCCGCTCAACAACCGGATAATTCCAAACCCGACCCGATCGTTCCGGATCGAGTGAAGCAGCTTTCCGTCCAGGATACTCCATCACAGATATCGGGCTTCCTCAAAGCCAAAAATGTAAATCCAGCTACCTACGGATTGCCCGATGAAGAATCCATTCGATGATTTCATTCCGGACAGGCCGAAGAGGCGCATGGGAAGACGCTGTAACTTCAGCATTGCAAAAGGCGGTAAAACGCTGGATTGTGTTAAAGGGTTGTCAATCTTTTCTCACCGCGTCTCACCGCCAGTTTTTTCCCGCTCTTTTACGATTGAGACCAGGTACTCGTGAGGCGGTTCGTTTTCTCTTACGCCGAGCAGGTGCAGAAGGAGTTTTTTCCCCTTATACGTAAAGGTCTGCGGCCGGTCCATCTGAAGGCAAAGGTCCCTTTTGCCGCCTCCACTGTCAAGATGAACAACCGCGGCCGCCTCCTTCGGGCATTGACCTCTATCGGAGGATTCATCGACCACAACGGCAACATCGTCGCCAAACGCCCTGGAAACTTCGCCGGCTTTGATCCATGAAGGTCCCAAAGCAAGCTGTTGAGCAAAAAGGTTTCTCAGTGCGGCGAGTTTTTCTTCACTATCGCGCAGATCATTTCGCAGGGATGCCGTTCCCGAGTCTTGCTCCTTCATTCTGGTAATAAAGCTGAGATTCGTGTCCTGACAGCTGTTCAGGTTTGCCGTCAAAGACGATACCTGGGAGTCGATTTTCATTTGAGTTTCATTGTTTCGTGCTTCCAATTCTTTATACTTATGGTCAACAAACTTATACAGATCATTTAATTGACTATATTTATCATTCATTTTCTCATTTGTGTTTTGCAATGCCTTGATTTCGTATTGATACCGGGTAATCTCTTTTTGGTGTACTCGATCGGTAACAATGTGATCCAGCAGCACAATGTCGCCGACCAAAAACACGACACAAATTGCGGCAAGAATCGGATTATTTGAGAAAAAGTCCGGAAAAGAAAATCTTTCTCCTCTCATATTGCATAACTTTCCTTAAGTATTCTTCAATCGAGGCAATGCGCTGAACAGGGCGTCAAGTGAGCCCCGCGGATATCTGGACGCAGACGTGCGCATTGGAAATTGCTTCGTGCCGGCGCCGTCTTTCCGGATGGGCACGATTTAGCGCCAGATTATCCGATGAGCGCGAAATATCAATCTAATAACCATCTAAGGGCAGGAAGCAACCGCAATGTCCGCATCGACCGCTTAGCCTCGACGCCCATCCACAAGACAGAGCGGGGGAATACTTGCCGGCCTGTTGCCCCGTGCCCGTAAGGGTTTAGGCGGCGCGCTTACGCGCGCAGCCGAGCGTTCGGCTGAACAAAGCGTGGTTTACTGCCTGTTTTTTCGGGAATGGGATGGACGTGGATGGCCCGGTAGTGGACCGGGCCGTGCGGAAGGATCATCTGCAATA